GCGCCTATGCTATCATAATGATAGCATCCTGGTCAATTAAGATTCATTATCAAAGTATTCTCTAACATTACACGCAGGTACATTATCGAAACATTTATCTTCCAACCCTGCATCTTCTAAAGATATAAATAGTTCCTCTATATCCTCCCATTGCATTTCATCAACTAAATCTAATACAATATCATCATCCATATATTCTTTCTTAATCAATCATTGCATCAACAACAGTACCATCAACAACAGTATAATATACTGTAGTATAGTTACCAAGAGTTCCCATATAGTAATTACCATAAGTATGGGATACCCTACGAGGCTCTTGTTTAAATACCCGCAAAGAGTATTCATTAATCAAAGAGATAATCTTATCCATGATATTACATCCAAAGAATAATAGGAGCAACAATAATAACGAGAATAGCTGCGATAATAGCGGTCAACATATTATTCCTTTACATATACTGCAACAAATTCATATCCCCTATCCGTCCAATAAGGGTCGTCATTAGATAATACAAACTGCGAGCCATATTCATATGTACCAAACTTACCAGTACCAACAACAAAATAACCAACTAAGTTGAACATAATATCAAACCTCATTCATAAACAATACAAAATCAACAGCGTCATAATAGCTATCGAATACAACGATACAGTTACCCTCATGGTAGATACCCCATGTTACATAACCGAGGGTATTGGAGCGTACAATTTCAAACATCTTAATCACCTTTTATCTTTTTCCTATGGGTATATTCTACATCAAAAAAGTGCCGATGTGCCAGGTTTTACAAACTGTTACAATTGTTACAAAGCTATGAAAATTGTAGCGTCTTATATAAGATATAAGATATAAGATGTCTTATATAAGATGTCTTATATAAGACCTAGGCATACCCCCTAGGGTATCTGAGGGGGGTTATCAGACTGCTATCATTTCGATAGCAGCTGGGCCCACCTTCACGGCCTATTTTGGTATTTTTTCAGCACAACTTTCGGTGCCATTTCTGACCCTAGGTGGAGCGAACTGTAACGCTAATTTACGCATCCCACTGAAGTTTATGAAGTCTCTACCAACATAAAAAATTTTATGCTTGACGCCCCGCCTCGCTCATGCTATAATAGTGAAAACCGGAGAAATTATGCTACCAACCACAACCCCAGCAGAGACGCTGGCAATTGCACCAGAATCGTTAGAAGTCGCCAACTGTTACCTACAGAATCCAGACCTTAATAAGGTGGCAGAGCTTTTAGATATTACGCCAGAAACAGCCTCTAATATCTTAGATAGAAAAGAAGTACGGGCGTACATCAATAATGTATTCTTTAATACGGGCTTCAATAATAGATTCCAGATTAGAAGTTTGATGGATGCTATCATCAAGAAGAAGCTAGCAGATATGGATGAAGCCGACATTGGGTCTAGTAAGGATATCACAGATATTTTAGCCCTTAGCCATAAGATGACCATTGAGCTAATGGATAAAGAGATTCAGCTAGAGAAGATGCGTTCTGCGAACATTACTACTCAGAATAATATTCAGATCAATGAAGTAGGCGGGTCGAAATATAGTTCTCTTATCGAAAAGTTAATGGGCGGATCAATTGTTAACAATTAGCCGACCTGACATTAGTCGTGAGGAGATAACTGAGTTTGATATTGCTAGTAGATTTATTAAACTACCTATAGTACCGTATCTACAGTTACTACCTGCCACAGATCCTGTAACTTATGAAAAGAGTACAGCCTGGTTACAGATTAATCGACCTCAGATAGCTCTTATAAACGCCGTAAACAATCCTAAGTATAGGTTTATTTGCGCTGCGCTTGCACGCCGCTTAGGGAAAACGTACATTAGCAACATTGTAGGTCAACTGGTTGCGCTCATTCCCGGGTGTAACATACTTATTATGTCGCCTAATTATAACTTGTCTTCTATATCATTTGAGATACAACGGAAACTCATAAAGTCGTTCGACTTAGAAGTTGAGAAAGACAACCTTAAGGATAGGGTGATTGAGCTATCAAATGGCTCTACTGTTCGAATGGGTTCACTATCAACCGTAGACTCGTGCGTTGGAAGGTCTTATGACCTTATTATATTCGATGAGGCTGCACTTGGCGGCGATGCACAGGAAGCGTTTGAGGTGTCCCTACGGCCTACTCTAGATAAGCCAAATTCAAAAGCAATATTTATCTCGACACCACGTGGTAAGAACAACTGGTTTAGCATCTATTACCAACGCGGGTTTAGCTCTGACTATCCGCAGTGGGCATCACTGACCGCTGACTATAGCGAGAATATGCGTATGCGCGCATCTGACGTAGATGAAGCTAGAAAGACTATGTCAAAGTCCCACTTTGAACAAGAGTACATGGCCTCATTTACTACATTCGAGGGTCAGATTTATAACGCTTTCTTGCCTGAGCATATTGTGCCTTTTGAGCGTACAGACGGGATTGAATACATAGCGGGCCTTGACCCTGGGTATAAGGATCCGACGGCCTTCGCCGTAATCGCCTACAATCCTAGCACTTCAGTATTCCACGTGATCGACGAGTACCAAGAAGCGCAAGCCACGACCGAGGGTCACGCTCGCGCATTCCAAGCACTAATAGATAAGCACGGAATTGAAACTATCTTTATAGACGCGGCTGCTGCACAAATGGCAGGCGACTTAGCCTACCAATACAACATAGCAACGATTAAAGGTAAGAAACAGGTACTAGAAGGGATTGCCTACGTGCAGACCTTAATCGAGCAAGGCCGCTTACTAGTGTCACCTGAGTGTACTCATACACTAGCCATGCTAGACCAGTATCGGTGGAAGACGGACGCTGCAAGTGGTATTGAACGTCCAGACCACGATATTAACTCCCACATCGCAGATGCAATCCGCTACTGCTTATATAGCTTTACAATATGATATCAGGCATCTATAGATTAGAATTCCCTAGCGGTAACTACTACCTAGGTAAATCCGTCGACATTGAAAAACGCTGGAAACAGCACCGTACTGCACTGCTTAAAGGCACGCATACTAAAATCTTACAGGCTGAGTATACGTACACGGGACGTATACTCAGGAAGTAGTATTTGAATGCCATCCAGACCACTTGGACATCGTAGAAGAAACGTTTATTGCCAGGCTGCGCCCGCCACTTAACACTTCAATACCAGAGGATAGGCTACCGGGTATTGATGGTACTGAGTTTGATGCTGTGCTGTCTTACCTAGACGATTCTACGGTATCTCATATTAAACAGATTAGTACCTGTAAAGATCAGATGCGTGGCCTGCAAAACATGATAGGCGAGATGGAAGAACAAATCGCTGAGCTTGAAGGCGAGATAGGCGAGCTTAGCAAGGATAGGACTGAGGAAGAGATTGCGTATGATACTCTGGGAGTTATTACTAGGATATCCAAAGACAATGTAGCTCTAATAAATAAAGATTTAGCATTAGAGGCCCAGAATAAGCAGCTTAGTTCTAAAGTGGCTAATTTGGAAGCGTATAAGAAGTTACCGTGGTATAAGAAAATCTTCTAGGTAAAAGCCTGCTCTTTAACTAGGGCAGGCTTTTTTACGCCTATAAACTCCTGCATAAAAATTTACCTTGACACTAGGGTGCTAAAGTTGTATAATACTAGGGTGAGCGTTGTATAGGTAAATAAAAATAATGGCAAAAAATACTGGTAATAAACGTATTCCCGTCAAGTGGGTCCGTGATAAGGCTAAAGCAGCCTATCAAAAGAAAGACTCCTGCTATATTTGTAATACAGAAAAAGACCTAGAGCTCCACCACCTGCACTCCATTACGATACTATTAGAAACCTGGGCAGACCGTAAGGGATATGATATCTCTACGGATGACGGTATTCTAGCTGTTAGGGACGAGTTTATTGAAGAACACCATATTGAGTTATACGACATGGTTTACACATTGTGTAATACCCATCACGTAGCGCTCCATGGAGTTTACGGTAAAGCGCCAAGCCCTACATCAGCAGATAAGCAGCGTATCTGGGTAGAAAAACAAAAAGCTAAGTTAGACGGAAGTCTACCAGCACCAACCGCTGAGGCTATTAAGCCGCGAGGGTTAGGGGCATTTAGTTCTTTTTATTAAGGATAGAATATGAGCTGGTTTACAGAGCTTTTTAGTAAGGCCAATAGAGCCCAAGAAATTATATTTATGGAAAACGGTACCT